GTATTGCTTTTTGCTCTAACCTATTAGGTGGAACATGGAAACAAACATCATATAATGCTCGTATTCGTAAAAACTATGCAGGTATTGGTTACACTTATGATGAAACATTAGATGCTTTTATTCCACCAAAACCTTTTGATTCATGGTTATTAGATGAAGATAAAGCTCAATGGAAAGCACCTGTAGATATGCCTACTGATGATAAAAGATATACATGGAACGAAACAACAACTTCTTGGGATGCGGTAACAGAATAAGGAAAATGAATGGCTACTCAAAGAATAGCTTTTACAGAATGGCTACCAGACCAACCTACAACTACTGGAGCATTATTAGAGGCTAATAACGTCTATCCACTAACAGTTGGATATGCACCATTTCCATTATCTGCTGACTATTCTGCTGCTGCTAGTGAAGATCTAAATAACGTAACTGCTGCTAAATTTAATTTAACTACAGCATTATTTGCAGGTGGAAATACTAAATTATTTAAATTTAATGCAGGTACACTTGCTTTAGATAACGTAAGTAAGTCTGGAAACTATAGTAGTGCTAGTCGTTGGAGTTTTGTACAGTTTGGCAATTCTGTTCTTGCTTCTAATAATGTAAACAAAATTCAATCTTGGGATATTGATTCATCATCTCTATTTGCAGACGTATCTGCTGACGCACCTATAGCTAAATTTATTACAGTAGTTCGTGACTTTGTAGTGGCTGCTAATATTATTGGAACACCTAATAAATTGCAATGGTCTAATATAAATGACGAAACTAACTGGACTTCAGGTGGTGCATCTCAAGCTGACTATCAATTAATTGCTGAAGGTGGAAACATAACAGGCATTACAGGTGGTGAGTTTGGTATAGTCTTATTAGAACGTGCTATTGTAAGAATGTCTTACATTGGCTCACCACTATTCTTTCAGTTTGACACAATCTCTCGTAATCTTGGTTGTTCTACTGCTGGTTCAGTTACACAATATGGTGCTATGACATACTTCTTAGCAGACGATGGATTCTATGCTTGCGATGGTACACAATTATATAATATTGGTAACGATAAGGTAGACGAATATCTTTACGAAAACATGAACGTTTCACAACAAGAAACAATTAGTGCTGCAGTAGACCCAGTAAGAAACATTGTAGTATGGAATTATCCTAATACATCTGGTGGTCGTTCACTTTTGATCTACAATTGGTTAGTTAAAAAATGGTCATCTGCTGATACATCATTAGAATATATTGTATCACTTGCTACATCTAACGTTACACTAGAAGGTCTAGATGTATATGGTACTTTAGAAGCTGTTCCTGCATCTTTAGACGATAGAGCATGGGCAGGTGGTAAGTTCTTATTTGGTGGTGCAGATGGTGGAAAGATTGCTACATTTACAGGTTTAAATTCTACAGCATCTTTAGTAGTAGGTGAAATGGAATTTGGATATAACTCTGTACTTACTTTAGGTAGACCACAAATAGATAATGGCTCTGCAAATCTTTCTGTAGCATCTAGACGTGAATTAGATGACGCAATCACATATTCTACAGCATTAGCATCATCATCTGAAGGTAGAGTGCCATTAAGATCTTATGGTCGTTATCATAGAGTTAAGGTTACACCTACAGGAACATGGACACACGCTATTGGAGTTGATGTAGATTATACACAGAATGGTGGTAGATAATGTCTAGGGATATGTACCGTAAACTGAATTGGCAAGGTGGTACACCTCGTGAAGTATCAGAAATTGTAAACAACCTTGTTGAAGGTAAGTCTAACAACACAGGTGATATTACTTTAGCTGCTAGTGGTGCTACTACTACAACTATTAATGATGAACGTATAGGTTATAATTCTGTAGTATTGCTTATGCCAACTACAGCTACTGCTGCTAGTACAGCGTATGCTGAATTTCCTTATGGTGCATGGCAAGATAGTACAACACAATCAGCAGCAAGTACGACTACAGCATATCCTATTACATTTAATACTGTAGACTATGAAAATGGCATTGTATTACAAAGCACATCACAATTAAGAGCTACTTATTCTGGATTATATAACATTCAGTTTAGTTTTCAGTTATCTAATTTAGCCAACTCTACAGAAGATGTAGATGTATGGTTTAGAGTAAATGGTACAGATGTTCCAAAGTCTAATAGCATATTTGGTTTAGCACCTAGAAAAAATCCTAGTGACCCATATCATATCATTGCTGCCATGAACTTTTTTGTTGCACTAGCTGCTACAAACTATGTGCAGATTATGTGGAGAGCATCTAGTACAGACGTTACTATTAAAGCTCAAGCAGCACAAACATCACCTACTAGACCAACAACTCCTAGTGTTATTGCTACTATGAATTATGTATCAGATGGTGGTTATACTACTGGTTTATTTGGTGGAGTATATCTAAGTTCTACCACTAAAGGTAGTGCAGTTATTACGCATCCAGCTAACACATTAACAGATAAGACTTATCGTTATCTAGTGGTGGGTTAATATAAAGGTCAAATGATATAATTGTAGCATGAAACTACACTATATAAAACCACAAGAACTAAAACAAGTTTGGCCTCAAATAAAACCAAGCCTTATTGAAATGTCACAGCATGGAAACCTTTGGATTCCAGAGGATGCATATTGCGATATTATTGAAGGAAGAGCACAACTTCATCTAATACTTAAAGATGATTTTTGGCAAGGTTACATTATAACGCAGGCATTTGAAAACAAAATACATATCTGGGCAGCATATGGTAAGAACAAAAACCTTATGCAGTTTGGCCTAGATGAAATTAAAAAGATAGCACAAGCAAGTAACATACATGAAATAACATTTACATCTCATCGCAAGGGATGGAATAAGGTGGCCTACAAGTTAGGATTTGAACCACAGACTTGGTCACTCAAATGTTAAAGTTTTACGTTGTACCTACATCACACATTCAACAAACATGGGATAAAGTTGAAATCATGCTAGACAGAGCTATGGCTCATTCTGGTGGTGAATATGATCTTGAACAATTAAAGGTATTGCTTACACAAGGCAGGCAAGTTCTTTGTGTAGGTGCTGAAGAAGATTTAATAATTAAATGTGCTATGACTATAGAGTGGATTAATTATCCTAACGATAGGGTAGCGTTTATTACAGCTATTGGTGGCAAGACAGATAAGCAAGGATTTGGTGAGTTTGAACAATGGGTTAAAACCAATGGTGGTACAAAGATACAGGGAGCAGCTTTTGAAGCAGTAGCTAGGCTTTGGAAACGTGCTTATGGGTTTGAAAACAGGTACATTATAGTGGAGAAACAAATAACATGATTAATCTTAATAACTGGCTATTTAATTTAGTAGATAGTTTTACATTTTACAAGGGTGGTGGTGGTGGGGGTGGTGGTCAAACATCTCAAACTAATAATCAATTAGACCCTACTGTTAGACCATTTGTTGAGTATGGTCTTAATGAGGCTCAAAACCTTTATAAAACTACAAATCCAGAATATTATGCTGGCCAAACTTATGTAAGTCCATCTGCACAAACAACAGCAGCATTATCACAAGCTCAAAGTCGTGCATTAGGTGGTAACCCATTACTTCCTGCAGCTCAACAACAACAACAAGATGTTATTGGTGGCCAATACCTACAAAATAATCCATACTTTAATCAGGCAGTAGCTGGTGCAGGTCAAGCTGCAACTCAAACATATAACGATGCTATTATGGCTGCACAATCTGGTGCATCTAAAGCTGGTCGTTATGGTTCTAATGTTTCTGCTGATATTCAAAATCGTGCTGCTAATACATTATCAAATACTTTAGCAAATAAATATGGTGATCTTGCTTATGCTAATTATGCTAATGAAAGAGCAATGCAAAATACTGCTGCAACTAATGCTCCAGCACTTGCACAAGCTGACTATGCTGATATTCAACAACTTGCTAACGTAGGTAAAGTTCAAGAACAATATAAACAAACAGCACTACAAGCTGACATTGATCGCTTTAACTTTGAACAAAATAAACCATACCAAAAACTATCTGCTTATCTTGGTGCTGCTTATGGTGCTCCTACAGGTACTGTATCAACAACTCAATCATCTGGTGGTGGTAAGATTGTATGTACAGCAATGAATAAAGCATATGGCTTTGGATCATTCAGACAAGCTATCTGGTTACAACATTCAGCAAATATGCCTAACGCTAAAACAATTGAAAAAGGATACCATAAACTATTTTTGCCAGTTGTTGCATTTGCGTTTAGTGATAAACAAACATTTACTCGTAAACTTGTTCGTAAGATTTCAGAACATATTGCTAGACATCGTACAGCTGACTTATGGAAAGAGATGCGTGGTAAACGCAGAGATCCACTAGGTCGTATCTATCGTGCAATCATTGAGCCAATCTGCTTTGCAGTAGGCAAACTAAAGGGATAATTATGCAACCAATGTTAATAGGTGCAGGCATTGGAGCTTTAAGCTCAGCTGCTATGGGTAAAAACCCATTCACAGGTGCATTACTTGGTGGTGCTACTGGCGGTGCTTTTGGTGGATCTGAAAGTTTGCTTGGTGGTAAATTTGCTGAAGCATTAGGTCAAGGTGCAGTAGGTGGTGTTTCTAATGGTATTAATTTAGCTGAGGCAGGCACAGGAGCATTTGGTGGGGGTGCAGGAATTAACATTGCACCATTTGTCAAAGAGGCTGGTACAGGATTTGCATCTAATGCATTACCTGCTGCAACTACAACTACTGGTGCATATGCTGGTGGCATTAACTTAAGTCCAGATCAGTTGAGTGGCACACTTGGTGATACAGGTAGAATGTTTATGAATACACCATTATCAATGGGTGAAAAAATATCTAAGGCTGGATCAGATGCATACTCATGGGCTAAAAGTAATCCAATGGATTCTTTAAATTTAAGCATGAAGGGTATTGATTTAGCTAATCAACCACCTCCGCCTGTAGACACATCTGGACAAAGACCTATAAAACAAGGTTCATATGAAAGTGGTGCTGGTATTCAAATGCCTACACCTGCAGCAACTGGTGTATCACCACAAATACTTCCAGCTAAACCTAATAAGACAGGACAAATTGCACTTGATTCAGTAGTGCAAAAACATCCAGAACTTATTCAATTATATCCATCATTATTTGGAGGTCGTTAATATGGATTTGTTAAATAATTTGCCTAATGTGTTCATGACACAGAAGCCAGAATACTTACAAGGCTTATTGGGAAAAGATAAGTATGATCAATTACAAAATCAATCAAACATATCTGGCCTATTAAATTCACTTGTAACTTATGCAGCACAACCTAAAAATCAAGGGTATGGTTCTGCTATACCTTATTTAGCTAAATCATATGTTGCTGGATCTACTGGTGCACAAAATGTTTATGATACAAAAGCTAAAAATGTACTTGATGCTCTTACTGTTGCTAAGACTACTAAGCAAATTGAAATGGAAGGCATGACTGAATTAGATAAACTTATCTATAATAGAGGAAAACTTGCTGAGTTAGATCCTCAAAGTCCATACCTTAAAGCATACGATGACAAAATTAGTAAAGAGTCTGGTGGTTTTGGTGGTTTTGGTACTTCATTAGAAGGATCATCACTTAACCTGTTAGCTCGTGGATCACAAAATAATTTAGAATCTGAAAAGATTAGATCAACTCCACAATATGCATTAGCATGGCGAGATGCTACACAAGCTAAGACTGTATTGCAAGATCGTATTAATCCAACAACTGGCCAAGTAACACAAGTGCCTGTTAAAATTCAACCAGCTCCATTGCCAGAAGGCATTCTTCCTCCAATTGGATATGGGTATGAAAAAGCTAAACCAACTGGTGGTGTAAATGTTGCTGCAACTACAGATACAAGCAATATTAAGGCAGCTCCTACAGCATTAACAGAAGGCCAAGCTACTAAATACAAAGAAAAGATTGATGCAGGAAATCTTCTTAATACAACACTTGATGCACTTAAACAAGATATTAATAAAAATGGTATGCAACTTATGGGTCTTGGTGAAAGAGGTGCTTATCAAGCATCATTATATGAAGATGCCTTAACGCAAATTCGTATTAATGCTGAACTTGGTGTTCTTAACGTACAAGACTTACCACGCATCATGAAGTCATTACCAAGTCCAACTGAGTTTACAACATACATCAAAGGTGGCGGAAGTCCAGATGCTATCATGGGTGCATTAGAACAACTTAAAGATCAAAATACAAGAAAAATTAATTACTTTACTCAAAGATTAAACCCAACACCAACTAATAAACCATCTGGTGCTGGTGGTGGATTACTACTTGATCTTGATGCTATATCAAAAGAACTTAAACGAAGAAAAGGTGGGTAATAATGGACTTTTCAAAGTTTTCTACTAAAGACTTAGAATACCTTAAGGCACAAAGTTTAGATAAAGTTTCTACAGATGGACTTAGTGAATTACAAAGACAATTATCTGGTGTACCAGCTAACGTTACTGATAAAAGTGTTCCATATGATCTTTTAATTCCTCCAGAACAAAGAGTTAAGCCAACTGAACCTGCTATTCAAA